TACAAATCCAGTTTCAGGACGCAGTACCTGTACGCCATACAGAGTGTCTGCAGTGTACAGAGTTGACAAGTATTCTTGCTTGTACTGAGTTTGTGAGCGAACACCCATTTGCTCTGCAAGTACCATTGTGTCACGGTGTGCTAAGATAGCACCACGAGTGTCTTGTACTGAAGTAGTAGCAGTGTTCTGAGTAGCTGTTTCGATGACAGGTACGTTTGTAGACACATAGATGTCAACACCGTACAGATTACCGATCAAGCCGTTCTGTACGCCATTCTGATTAGTAAAATCAGAAGAAACGTAACGATCAATGCCAAGCATTGTCTGACGGGCTGAAGGAGGAATGACGAAGAAACGTCCGTCCATTGGTGCATCAGCATCGTCCATCAACTTGATGAGTTGGCGGAAAGCAAGATCAGTAAATGCATCTGTGTCTTCCATTGTGTCATCAGCGTATGTAGCAATACCTGAAGCGCCGTTCACGTAGTAGGCGTTTGAGTTCTCCCAAGCGTCTGGAGTGAATGTGCCGTTGATTTCAGCTTCTGTAGCAGAACCATCACCAAAACGCAAGCCTTGGAAGAACAGGTGAGTATCAACCTGCTTAGCCAATGCATAACCTGCATCTTCAGTGTAGAAACGACGAAGGCTATCAAGAGCCTGGACTTCTACGATATCCTCGATCAAACGAGAGTATTCGTAGTGCTTGTTAATGTCGATCTGAACTTCAGATTCAGCATTAGCGATAATAGTTACAGCAGTATCAGCCGCTTTAACATTTGCATCGCCACGAGTAGGTTTAGGAATGTGAAGAGTGTCACCCTTCTTGCCTGACATAGGCATTTTGTTAACGAGGTTCGCAAGAACCAAGTTCTTTTTGTAGGCCGCAACGATTTCGTCGGACCAAAGTTCTGGGATAAAGGTTGCCGCTTCAGTTTTAGCGGTAAAGCCTCCTGCTCCCGGATAAGTTGCAGTCGCCATGAGTAATCTCCTTTAGGCTATCGGACTCGACCCTCTGCATACGCATTTCTGATCTCTTCAGCTAATGACATATAACGCTCTGGGTCTGTTTGCATGAGTTTAATAATATCAGCACGACGATAAATTTTACGAGATGGAGCTTCAGACGACCCTTTAGTATTTCCTGTAGACGCTTTTTTAACTGAATCTTTGCGAGCCTTAGTTTCTGTTGTTGCGGCTTCACTGACAATATTCTGTCGTTCTTTCCACATCGTTAGAAGTTCATCAGCGGATTCAAAGTCATACTCTCTGTCTGCTTTACGCAAGATTTCAGTACGAATCTTTGATTGAGTCACCCATGACAAGAATTTTTCATCTTGAATGACTTTTTCAAAGTCTGGGTGTGCATTTTTCAGTTTAGCCATTGCTTCTTGCATTCTAAGTTGTGCGGAAACTGTTTCAGCTTCTTTAATCTTAGGATGATTAGCAATTGCGTAGTCTACAGCCTTTTGAGGGTCATCGAAGAAATCAACCTCTTCCGTGCTGTTGTGGGCTTCTTCTTCTTTTGCGAGTTGGGCCTTAACAAAGTCATCGACTATTTTACGCAGTTCGCCAACTTCGGAACTTTGACGTCCCATTGCCTTCTCTGCTTCTTGATGCATCCTAACAACATCTTTAATTGATTTGTTTTGATACTTCTCAGGAATTTCTTCCTCTACTTCTTCTTCTTGTTGAGGTTGCTCCTCTTCAGGAGTCTCTTCTAAAGAAGAAATTTCTTCGTCGTTTTCTTCGTATTCGCTTTCGCTTATAAATTTTGCCATATTATTACTCCGTGCCGTAGCATTATGGAAGTTTACTTCTTAGCGGCTCTTTCATGATCTCTTGCCCACTTATCATCCGCACCGGGCCAACCGAAGCCATTGAATTTAGTAGAGATCGGAGAGATTATCCGCTGTGCTGTGTTACCGCATTCAAGGCAAGTGGCAAAAACATCACTGTTATCCACCCATTGCTCTTCAATGTGATTACATTCTGTACATTTGAAATCGTAACGCCTAATAGCCAACGTCTTTATCCTCTTCAAGCAGAAGATCGTAGTTGTCTTGTAAGCTTAATTCAAATCGTAATATTTGTTGAAGTATTCTTCTCTCTCCTTGTATTAAGAGAAGCTGTCTTTCATCTTTGATGTCTTCTATAGAGTAACTATCAAAGATTCCTTCCATGTCTTCAACAAACTGTTGCCAACCCTTTGTACGAAACATTTTAAAGTAGTTATCGTACTGAGTCTGTAGTTCTGTATCCAAAAGAATTATCCTTTTATTAAGAGGTTCTTTGAACTATATAAAATAGTATAGCATACTTTTTATCAAAAGTCAAGAGGTTTCTTCAACTTTTTTACTGTTGGAGGTTTTCCTGACCGGGGAACGCTGGTCTTGGAGCTGTTGGAGTAGTTGGTCTACCTTCTGCTCCAAACGGCTGACCTTCTGGTCTACTAGCAGGGATACCTTGTCCCATTCGAGATTCGTTAGCATTTGTCACTCCTTGTGATGCTCTCATTTGCATTTCTTTGAGCACTAATTCGGCTGTTTTAGCCCTACGCTCAAATTCTTTATCATCTTCAATGCCCGGTTCTAGGTTAGTAGAAAGAGCTTTGATGCGATCTGTCATAGCTTCATATTCAGCTAATTGTGTTTCTGCACTGTACTTCTCAGCCCGTGCTCGTGATTCAGCCGCTTGTCCTGCAAAAGCATCAATCTCTGCTTGTAACTGTGCCATTTGCATTTGAGCTTGCTGTTGTTGTATTTGTTGTGCTTGTGGGTTAGGCTGTGATGCCTGACGCAATGTCCCAATCAACTCTTCACGATTAGAGATGTTCATGTGGTCAATGATGGCCTCAAGCAACATTGGATACATTGGTGACTGCTTGTCCATTGTTTGCAATAGCTGTACAAGCTGTGTCACTTCGTACTCACGAGCAATAATACCCAGTGAGCTAGAAGGAATAAAC